ATCAGCCACCTTTGCCATTTAGTCTCTCGCTTTTAAGAATTCGGCGAACGGGTCTTCGCCTGCTGGTGCTTTTATTTCGACTTTAGATCGACTCGCAGGCGTCATACCAAACTCAGATAACATTGCGCGGATACGTTTCCATGCATCAGCCTTCATCATGGCTGCCGGATGCGGCTTTATCATGCGGATCTCTCGCTCTTTTCTTTCATCACCATCGCTTTCGCTATAAACGGCGTAGGTATACCCCTCGCGATCCAACGTGTCACAGTGATGCCGATACTCAATGTAGGCTTCAACCAATAATTCCAAAGCCCGTCCATCGAGTTGTGACATAACGCCGAGAGCGTCGAGCTCCTCGGCCATACGCTTAAACCAATACTTCCCCTGCTTATCAAAATACTTGGGAGTTGGGGGTACCCCTGAAGGGGGCTTGGGCTCGTTTTTGTTTATAGCGCGTTTTGATGGGTTACCCTTCACCAAACGTAGATGGGTCGGGGTTTTCGGTGGTCCTGACATAATCGAAAACTCCTATTAATCATCGGTTGGGGGACCCCAAAAAAAGTTTTCTAACCTGCGGCGATCTGGAAAGAGGTAAAGCGGCGGTCCTTTAGGCTGAGAGGGGTAGAGATTTGATCCCCCCCTCCCCTACTGAAATGAGAACAAATATCGTTTAATGTGAAATCATTCAATATGCAATGATAAATACAATCAAACGACAATCATTATCATTCATGAGGCGCATTGAATCTCAGCAGCGACCAACGTCAACGCAAGGAGTGCCTCGCCATCTGGATGTGCCTCTAGAAGACTTCTAATCGTTTCAATGCATTGTTGGGCAGCCTGCTGCTTATCTTCGGGTAATGAAGCTATCAGCCCTTTAGCCATCAATACTGTTTGCTCGTCTTGCGTCATTTCATTCGCTCCGTTGCTGTCTTGGTTCGATGGCAAGGCCAACACAATCCCTCAAGGTTGGCATCATCGTCGGTACCGCCATGGCTTTTAGGTTTGATATGGTCAACCGTGGTCGCGGGAATGGCTCGCCCTTCACGTAAGCAGGCTTGGCAAAGGTGCTTATCACGATTAAGAATGCGCTTACGAATGAGGGTCCACTTGCTACCGTAGCCACGTTCGTGGCGACTCTTGCCCTGCTGATGGTTCTCCCATCCTGTATTACGGTGTTCCTCGCAATAGCCGCTGCGGTCAGTGGTAGTATTGCTGCAACCATGTTTGCGGCATGCGCGTGGGATAGCTCTAGGCACCTTAGCGCATGCTCCCATATATCAACCCACCGGGACGACACTCAGTCTTAATAGCTTCATTAACGAGCTTTCGCACAGCCTTACTTAGCTGTCGTTTGTTGACTGGTAAGCACGGCGCGGTTGCTGGGCACAAGAACATTGCGCCATTGAATACATTGAATGCATCGCTACCACGTATAGATGCGTTAAGCTCTTCCAACTTCTGTTGCGCGTCGCTAATGTCGGCATCGATTTGAACAGTCACTTTACTGATCACCTTGCCTTTATCGTGCGTCTGTACATTGTTGGCTGGATGCCATAGTGAATGGCGACGATGGTCGTTTGAATGTTCAGAGTCTGCATTTCCTGCTAGTATTCCGGGCGCTGAGATTTTCAGTGGGAAATATTCAGGTATTCCGTTTACTGTCGTTCTCAATCCCCACGCATCGTACTGAGCCGAGCCAGCAGCATTCGATACCTCATAGCCGTCACTATTATTAGTAATGCTCATACTTGCCATCACGTCTCGCAGTGATAGATGTTTCATTTAGAATAATCCTCTATATGTGAAAGTATCGCCCCGCCTGATTCAGAGACAACCCGCATTCAAAACAGTGTGTTTATCCTGAAATAACGAATGGCCAAACTTATAAAACAGCAGAAAATAAAATTATTGGATACGCTCTATCAGGACTTTCCCGTAAAGGGTCTGCCGCTTCACTTCACCACCCTCGGCCTGCATGCGTCCTTGCTCATTCGTTACGGCAGCAATAACCTCGCCCTTCTCATCGTCAGCCATGAAGCAATATTTCACTTCAATACCATCGAGAAAGACTTTGTAGCGCTCTCTGTATGATTCGATTTTTACACCAGGATCATCATCAAGGACTGTCAGGCGCATATGACCTCCAATAAAAAAGGCCACCAGCGGTGACCCATGTTGTTGCCTCAATACCAATACAGTTACTACTTCTTTAAGGTTACTATAAACACTCAGCCCTTCCATGTAGGAGCATGGATGATGTCTGGCTGATTAACTCAACGAAGGAAAGATTAATGGAGATTGTCGATAAATATCATTTTACTAAGTTCCCTTACCGTTACGAGGTGAGAGAGAACGGAGATATTAATAATGGTGGATTTAACCTTATTGATTCCCCTGAAAAAATTAATGATATACATGAAATCACTGAATATCCTTGGTTTAAAGAATTCATAAAACAAGTGAATAGTCCAGATGGATTATTCATGACATTTGGGTGCGCAATTGGTTATGAGGATGAGATGTTATATGGCTACATCGATTTCTCATGTCGCCCTGATGCACCAGCAGTAATCAAAGATGATCTCGTAAACTTTGATAATCAATTTTACGAATATTTATCTAAGGCCATGGAGGACGAGGAAACCCGTCAGAAGGCCATTCAATATGCTCAAAGCTGTATTGTTTGGCTTGCATCGCCTCTTGAAATCTACGGCGAGTCGTATACAAAACTGAATATAACTTTTCGTGAACGACAGCAGGATGGTTTAGCGTGGGCATTTGATCATCTAACTTATTTTTTAACCGAATATTATCCAAATCATTATCCTTCTAGAAAATAGTTAGCAAGTGGCGGTCACTTAACCAAGCTGGCTGCTATCTTAACTTTAATCCATCATAGATGCGTTCACAGGTTTTTCCGGCGCTATAAGCACGGTCAGCCTCTTTTGCATACTCTCCTGCTGCTTCGTTAGATTCGCTGAGCAACTGGGTAAGCAATATGATGGCTTGGGACTTTGACGCGCTTGAGCTGGCAGCGCTGGAAAGCTTGCCGGTTTCACTGTCTGCGAATTGTTGCCTGAGCTGTACAAGTTGTTGCCGCAACCCGTCAGCAGAGCGCTTAGCATTAATAGCATCAGCTTTAAGCCGTTTGTTATCTTCGTCTGCATCTTTAGCCGCCTGATTTGCTGCCTGTTGTCTGCGTTGTTCCTCTGCTCGTTCGTCTACCTGTCGCTTGGCTAGAGCATCAGAATCCGCTTTATCACGCTTCGCCCATTCCAACTGCCAAGATTTATCAGCGTCACGGTAGCCAGTGTAATGACCAACCCATAAGGACAAATTCGCAAGCACCACCACCATTGCTATCATTCGCCAATTGATACTCATACCATCAGCGCCGCCCGCGCCTTGTTGTAACGTACCTTGCGATCATCGATACCGTTCAAGCCGCCGTTGATAATCTGCGTCACTCGGTAAACGTCAGCACCATAGGCCATGCAGCCTTTTGAGGTGTAGAACCACGCCGCCGAACGTGCGGCTTGTAGCTCTAGCTCGAGCAATTCTGGCTTGGTCACAAAATCAAGCTTTAGCGCCGCGCCACATGTGCGATAGTTATCAAGGCCAGTAATCTGGATAAGGCCACGGCCTCGGTATTTCCAACCATCACCGGAAGCTTTATTACCTAAGCGATTCGCGTAGACCAAATTAGCGATCGCATCTTGTCGAGCAGATTGCGCTGTCGTTCGTCCGAGAGCATTAGCTTGCTGTTGAGTAATTCGCTTACCAAATACAGCAACCAACGCACCCGATGTGTAATTCAGTGATTCGACAACCTGCCGGAAACCACCAGACTCATGCCCTACCTGAGCAATAAACATCGCCTGATCGGTTGCCGCCGTAATACCAAATTCTTTCATTGCTGCATCGATGTGCGGAAACCAACGCGCAGCTAATCCGGCGCTAATATCAGCCGCCTGTTGAAACTGTTCGAGATCCATTGAATTGCCTTACTGTTGAGGGGGGACGCCTGTCTTAGTGCCAACAACACGACGTAGAACCGAGCTGAAATAATCAATACCCAAGAAGCCAATAAAGACACTGCCGATATATGCCCACTCTTGATCCCAACTCATTAGCGTAAGCAGGTCTTTAATAAAGAATGCCACCAGTGCGCACATAGCGGCATCCAGAATCCGTCGCCACATCGGAGACTCTCCGTTATATATCCCCCGCAGAATAGCCATTAGACCCGCAATGAATGCGTAACTTCCCTCGCTGCGGTGCTCTGCAATCCATGTCATTAACATGGCCCAGAGCTCGGGGCTTTTGTGCATTTTCATGTTCTCCCCCCATCCACCAGCGCGGTAGGGTTAATTAGTGGAATAGCACCCAGCCGTAACCACTCTCAGCTAGAAAGTGTTTAATGTGTGGATGGTTGTTGGCTGGGCGCTACATATGAAAAAGGCCACCCGGAGGTAGCCTTCAAAACAAGAAAATTATCTTAAAAATCACGATAGAATGGTTTTAACTCTTCACACCATTGCCGTAATGTAGAAGCTCTACGCCGTATGGTTGCTTTACTTAACGAGGTACAGTTTGCTAGTAAAAATGGTTCCGCTGTTTTAGGATCCAATTCGCGTAAGTTTGCTACCTCACACCAAGTAATCCAAGCCCAACCACAATGACTAGACTCAAAACTTTTAGCTGCAATTCTTAAACACCGCTCTTCGTCATCTTTCGCTTCAGCAAGTTGTTGTCCTAATGCTGTAACTGAACCATTATCACTAATAAAACCAAGTAACCTAGCTGCATGGATATAATACAAAACATGACGAGCATCTAACCCAGTGCTTTCTAAATTGAGCAGTTTTCCCTGCCATTTGAGAACAACGATCTCAAAAACCTTAGTGATTATATTTGCTTGAGGAACTTGAATCCCACTAACTGATACAGAAGAAAGTCTCGCTAATTTTTTTATATAAAACTCTGCATCAACTTTTCTTACATTTAAAATAATTTCTTCGGTATTATTATTTTTAAGTTCAAAGTCAGAACTGGTATCAATTACACTTTGAAATAATGTATTTAAACATTGCGCATCAATTTTATTTTTTATAATAAAGTTTTCAATATCAGCACGGTTAATTAATGTAGAATGCAAGCCTTTTAGTAACGGCTCTATACTTTCCATTTTATCAGCTTGAAAAGCCAAGACAAATGAACCCGGTCGGGCAGACACAGGTTTCATCGAGTCTTTTTGATCGAAAGCATCGAGAACTGAATTGTAAAAACCATTGAAAAAATCGAAAACTTTTGAAACACCACTTAACTCAAGTGGCAATGTACTCTTAGAGCTTTTTTCTACATGTATTTCATGTGTAGAAAACTGTAATTGCTGGCCTAACTTACCAGTATCAAGAACAGGAGTAACTCCACTGATATAAAGATTAGTTTTTGGCAACTTTATAGAACTTCTAATATCTGCCGACTCAAACTTAATAAAAGCGGGCTTCTCAGAGTCATCATAAGGAATGTTGACCTGATAGTAATGCTTAGACTCCTGATATGTTAAAGCAGAATTGATATCAATTCTTTTCCGCTCTAAGTGCTCAAGCCTTTCTTTAGAAATTGGAATAATTAACCATTTATCAAAGTCATCTTCATCACCAATCCAGTAAACAATAAAAAGGCAATCCACTTCATTTGTTACCGAAAAAAAACGAGGCTCTTCAAAAAACTCATAAATGTTTTTCAAATAAAGCGGACCGTAGCAGCTATCCTCCAAGAAAGTATTTTTCATTTATTGAGCCCTCTAGTGCATGAGAACTTTTTATGAATATCATGCCCCTCTCTCAGCCAAAGGGTATGGTGAGCAGGATCAGAACAAGTTTTCATCATCCTACCATCTTCTGGGCATACAGTCCCTTTAGCAACATAAAACTGTCCAGCACCTTCGGGAAATTTTTCGAAGGCATTAACAACAGCTGCTTCATTGGAGTAAACAGATATGCCGTAACAACACTTCAGGCCGAATCCATGGAATTTTTTTAGACGCTTAGGCTTTTCTTCAAACATACTTTTGAAGCAACCGCCAGCGGGAGGCTTTTCCTTTACGATTCGAAAGAACTCACCTTCTGCATCTTTTGACTCTTTCGGAGGTACCCCTTTAGGGTAAAACGAAAGAAAAACCATTTCTTTGCTTTCGGTTTCGCTCTGTATCTCAGACATGAAGCATTGCTCTTGTTATTCATCTAATTAAACTGCCATGACAAACAAAATCAAGCCTTCCAGTCCATTGGCATCTAAATAAATATAACAAAGAAACATTGATCAAACATACTGTTTAAACAAACAGATAGTATTTCATAAGAATTTACATTAACGAAACTCTACATATAGATAAATTAAATTTAGCTAAACACTATATAGAGTGCTTGAATGTTGCACGGCACTTTTCAGACAAATGCCACTGACCGTAGTGGCCACGCCCATGCCCTTGGGGTTGCGTCGCTTCATCGCCGCTAATAACCGGTATATGTTTGGCGGGCATACTGCTTTACCGGCACATCTTCTTCCTCATTAACCCTAACCAGCGTGTGTGCAGTTCGATCTGCTTCTGGCTCACTCATTGGCGACTCGGGGCCACATCATGACTGCGGCATATAGAGCGCGCGGGTTAACCGCGTTGGTATTTCAATTCATCACCCTCCAGATACGCAAAAACCCGCACTAGGCGGGTTTATATGTAATTTTGGCAACATACCAAATTAACGTTAAATATCGCTCATTTTGTTCGGTTTTGCAAGTATCATGACGCTAAATTACACAAACGTGATGTATCTCTTGCCTTTGAAACTTGATCCAAGCTGGCGCAATCCAGATCAATAATCATGAGCAATAGAGCCCCCCAGTGCGGGCCATAGCATTCAGTCCATGTGGACTTGCTCACCCCCATGAAATCAGCCAATTGTGTCGCCGTGTACTCTTTGCCATGAATGCCGCTACACTTGCACGCATGCTGCTGTACTGCCAGCCATACCAATTGGGCAAGCCGTGCCATCACTTTCTTTGTGATCCGCTTGCCTGCTAACGTCTTTTTGAACTCTTCCCATACATGCTTAGTGATCAGAACTTGATAGTCATAGTTCAGGTCATGCGCATAGCAATACCGAACCCATCCAAGCTGGTGGCCATCAAGTGTAGATATTGCTCGGCGCCACGAACTAAGACAGAACACAATTTCTTCAATCGGTGGCCTTACATCCTTACCGCCTCGAGTTTCTGCACACTTAACCGGATCAGCAATGCGAACCTGCCCGCCAACTTCGCGCACCGGCTTACGTGGATAACGAGACGTGTTGACCAATGCCGCGCCCTGAAACGCATCAAGCTGTCCTTTTGTTGCTCCGACAATGTTTGCAAGTGCCAACGAAACGCAGCTTCTTACATACTCTAAATGCTGTAAATTCATTACTCAGCGCTCCCCACACGTTACGCATTGAAAATTGCGCCAATACCCAGCGCGTAATTTAAAAATTCAATCAATAGGAATCGCTGATCCCCGTGTTCCTGCTCCCACGACCCAACATCCTTGTGCAACTTGTCGTGGCACCGCCTGCATAGCGGCAACACGAACAGGTCATGCGCTTTGGTTCCCATGCCACCTAGCCCATGGTTAATCACATGATGCGGATCGTCAGCTGGTTTACTGCAACCGCAGCACTTTTGCGTTTTTACCCATCGGGTGTACTTCTCACACTCCCAGCGTGCCAGTTTAGGTTTCAACATAAAGCTGGCTGGTGGTGCTTCATCCCCCATTAGTTTGATAACTGGCTTCACTAGCTCAACGCTATCAGCAATGACCTGCGCCGGATTTGTTGGCCACGGATTTATGTCGGCCTCTTTCATAACACCACCCACAAACGCTGGTGGCTCAGGCGTCTTTGTGACGCGGTAATCAATGGCGCTCGGTAGGTACTCAGTAACTTGTTTTAGCACGGCCCACCAGCATAGCTCTGGCAGGGTTAGTTGATGGCCTTCACGGAAACCAAGAGATTGGCGCACGGCGTCCACCAGCCATTCGGCGCGGTTAATTTCGGCTATATCACCTAGCGCCGGATGAAATTTATCGTGGTGAAGGTTGTCACAACTCCAACACAGACGAACGGCACCGTTTTTATGCGATACCGTGTTCAAATTTCTGTTGTGATAACTGCGTTTCCACTGACAGGTTTTGATTTCATCAACCCACGCGTTAAGCGCACCATCACCGCCAGCGGCTCTAATCACATCATAGTGAGAGAAGAACGACCGCAGCTCTTCATCATTAGCCAGATCCTGATTTGCCGCAGGCAGCTCACCGGCTGGCAACTTATCAAACTCTTTCGGCACCTCGGTGATCATGAGTCGCTGGCCTTTATGGAATTTGCGCGTCAGCTGCCCCGGCTTAAGCAAAACTATGCCAGCGTCGGTTTGCGGGAATGCAGTGAGGATCATGCGCATGGCGTCACCTCATCGATCACCAACTCAACACGACCACCTTTAACGACTGGCCCCCACTCAGCATTAAGTTTTTTAATCTGGCTATCGTCAGCCCATACATTTGCTTTTGTTAGCGCATCAAACAGAGCCTTGAAGTAGTTATCCAGATCGCGGCGCGCCTTGGTTGGTGGGAACAGCACAACGGAAACAGAAACGTTATCAGTAATCGCCTTCGGCTTACGGCGTAGTTGCTCGATGACCATCGCGTATGTTTCAGCCTGATATTTACGCCCACGTTCGCTCACTAGATGCTTACCGATTGAAGCGCCCTT